ATCACCATCTGCCCGACGGTCGCCGCCGCGCAGGATATGGCAACGCTGCAGGCGGCCGTCAGCGCCGAATTCGTGCGCATCGCCGCCACCCTGTCCGACGAGGCGCGGCGCGCCTTCGATGATGCCGGCAGCATCCAATAACACCCCCGACATTCACCACTCACCAGGAGAGCCACATGGCCACCGACTACCACCATGGCGTGCGCGTCATTGAAATCAACGAAGGTTCGCGCCCCATCCGCACCGTGTCCACGGCCGTGCTGGGCCTGATCGCCACGGCCGACGATGCCGACCCGGCGGCCTTCCCGCTCGACACGCCCGTGCTCGTCACCAACGTGCTGGCCGCCATGGGCAAGGCCGGCAAGACGGGCACGCTGTATCGCGCGCTGCAGGCCATCGCCGCGCAGACCAAGCCCCTGACCATCGTGGTGCGCGTGGCCGAAGGCGAGACGGAAGCGGAAACCACCAGCAACGTGGTAGGCGGCGTGTCGCCGGACGGCAAGTACCTGGGCGCCCAGGCGCTGCTGGCCGCGCAAAGCAAGCTCGGCGTCAAACCGCGCATCCTGGGCGCGCCTGGCCTGGATACCCAGGCCGTCACCAACGCGCTGGCCAGCGTGGCGCAGCGCCTTCGCGCCTTCGTGTACGCCTCGGCCTATGGCTGCGCCACCGTCACGGCGGCCACCACCTATCGCGGCCAGTTCGGCCAGCGCGAAGTCATGATCATCTGGCCCGATTTTGTCGACTGGAACACCGCCATCGACGAGGAAGCCAGTATTTCCGCCGTGGCTTACGCCATGGGCCTGCGCGCCAAGATCGACGAGGAAACGGGCTGGCACAAGACCCTGTCCAACGTGGTTGTCAACGGTCCCACCGGCATCAGCAAGGACGTGTTTTTCGACCTGCAAGACCCGGCCACCGATGCCGGCGTGCTCAACGCCAAGGAAGTGACCACCCTGATTAACATGGGCGGCTATCGCTTCTGGGGTTCGCGCACCTGCGAGGAACCGGGCGGCTTCTTCTATTTCGAGAGCTACACGCGCACGGCCCAGGTGCTGGCGGACACCATCGCCGAGGCGCACTTCGCCTATGTCGATGTGCCACTGCATCCGTCCTTGGTGCGCGATCTGCTGGAAAGCATCAATGCCAAGTTCCGCGACCTGAAATTGCAAGGCTACATCATCGACGGCCATGCCTGGTATGACGAGCAATACAACGACAAGACGGCGCTGAAAGACGGCAAGCTGGCCATCGACTACGACTACACGCCTGTGCCGCCGCTGGAAAACCTGCGTTTCCAGCAGCGCATTACCGACCGCTACCTCGCCGACTTCGCCTCGCGCATCGCGGCGTAAACACCACCACCCTGCCCGCGCCCGTGCGGGCGCATTGATTCACTGGAGAAATTATGGGCCTGCCACGCAAACTGAAAAATTTTAACCTGTTCCAGAACGGCGTGTCCTTCATGGGCATGGTGCCGGAAGTCACATTGCCCAAACTCAGCCGCAAGATGGAAGAGTACCGTGCCGGCGGCATGAGCGGCCCCGTGTCCGTGGACTTCGGCAACGAGGCGCTGTCGCTGGAATGGAGCGGCGGCGGCCTGATCGCCGAAGCCCTGAAACAGTACGGTGCGCACACGCACGGCGCCGTGCAACTGCGCTTTGCCGGCGCCTACCAGGAAGACGACGATGGCACGGTCGCCGCCGTCGAGGTCGTCGTGCGCGGCCGTTACAAGGAAATCGACATGGGCGGCGCCAAGATGGGCGACGACACCACGCACAAATACACGATGGCCTGCAGCTATTACAAGCTGATGATTGACGGCGCCACCGTCATCGAACTGGACTTCATGAGCGGCACCGAAAACTTCGGCGGCGGCGACACCAACGCGGCCATCCGCAAAGCCATCGGCCTGTAATCCCCTTTTACTGACCACCCCACCACAAGGAACACAGCATGAACAACGATACCCAAAACCAAGCCGTCATCGAACTGGACGACCCGATCAAACGCGGCGATAGCTTCATCACCGCGCTGACCGTGCGCAAACCCAAGGCGGGCGCCCTGCGCGGCATTTCCCTGATCGAGCTGGCCAACCTGAACGTGTCGGCCCTGCAGATCGTGCTGCCGCGCATCACCGAGCCGACCCTGACCGCGCAAGACATCGCCAACATGGACCCGGCCGACCTGCTGGCCGTGGGCGCCGAGGTTGCCGGTTTTTTGGCGAGCAAAGCAGATCGCCTTTCGGTATCCCCGGCGAAGTAGAAGACGCCATGGCCGACATTGCCGGCGTCTTCCACTGGACGCCGGCAGCGATGGATGGTTTTACGATTGATGAACTGATGGCCTGGCGCGAACGCGCCAGGCAGCGAAGCGGAGCGGAATAGATGGCTGGTCGGGATTTGAAGTTACAGGTAGTGTTTGCAGCGCTGGACAAAATCACCGGCCCGCTGAAAAAAATCATGGGCGGCTCCAGCGACACGGCCAAGGCCTTGAAGGCCACCAGTGACCGCTTGCGCGACCTGAACGCACAGCAGAAAAACATCAGCAAATTCCGCGAGCTGCATGGCGGCCTGGACGCCACCCGCAGCAAGCTGGAAGCGGCGCAGCAGAAGGTGGCCAGCCTGGCCGCCAAGATGAAGCAGACGGAAGCGCCCACGCGTGCCATGACGCGCGAGTTTAACGCCGCCGTCAAAGCGGCCGGCGCCCTCAAGACAGCCGGCCAGCAGCAGGCCCAGCAACTGCAGGTCATGCGCGAGCGCCTGGCGAGTGCCGGCATCGGCACCAAAGACCTGGCCAACCACGAGCGCACCTTGCGCCGCGAGATCGAGGCCACCAACAAAACCATGACCTTGCAGCAGCAGAAGCTGGCCAATGCAAACGCCAAGCAGCAGCGCGTCACCAACGCCACCCAGCATGCCGACAAGCTGCGCAACAAGGCGGGCAACCTGGCCATGGCCGGCGCGGGCGCCACCGCCACGGGCGCCGTGCTGGGAGCTCCTGTAGTCAAGGGACTGAACGAGGCCAAGCACTATCAAACGGAAGTGGGCCGCGTCAACGCCCTGGGCCTGGGAGATAAAGTATCGGCCGAGGCCGTCGCCTTCGCGCGCAACATGAAAACCTACGGCACCAGCCAGCTCGACAACCTGCAGCTCATGCGCGATGGCATGAGCGCCTTTGCCGACGTGCACCATGCGGAAATGGTTGCCCCCACCCTGGCCAAGATGAAGTTTGCCAATCACGCCTTCTTTGGCGAGGCCGAAGGCGCCGACAACGAGCGCAAGTTCATGGACATGCTCAAGGTGATCGAGCTGCGCGGGGGCCTGGAGAGCAAGGAAAAGTTTGAAGCCCAGGCCAATATCGTGCAGCAGGTCATCACCGCCACGGGCGGCCGCGTCGGCCCGAATGAGTGGCTGAACATGATCAAGACAGGCGGCATCGCGGCCAAAGGATTGAAGGATGACGCCTTTTACTACCAGATGGAACCGCTGGTGCAGGAAATGAGCGGCAATCGCGTCGGCACGTCCCTGATGAGCGCCTACCAGAACTTGTATCAGGGCCGCACGACGAAGCGCTCGGCCAGGAAGCTCGACGAGTTTGGTCTGATTGGCGACAAAAGCAAGGTCACGCCAGATAAAGCCGGGCAAATTGCATTCCTCGATCCTGGTGCGCTGCTGGGTTCCGAGCTGTTCCGCGAAAATCAGTTTGAGTGGATGGAAAAGGTGCTGTTGCCACAACTGGCCAAGAAGGGCATCACGGAAAAGAAGCAGGTGCTCGATGCCATCGGCAGCATTTTTTCCAATCGCACGGCGTCGAACCTGTATTCGCAGATGTACTTGCAGCGCGCGCAGATACACAAAAACGAAAAGCTCAACCGGGGCGCCGCGAATATCGGCCAGCTGGACAAGCTGGGCCGCGACACAGCCGCAGGCAAGGAACTGGAAGCGCAGTCAAAATTAGCCAACCTCAAGCTCACCATGGGCGAGAAAATCCTGCCGCTGTACGCACAGGGGCTGGAGATGGCGATTACCGCCGTGCAGCGCCTGAATGGCTTCATGGAACGCAACCCGACCGTGGCCAAGATCATGATTACCGCCTTTGCCGTGCTGGCCGGCCTGCTGCTGGTGCTCGGCCCGCTGATGCTGGGCATTGCCGCCATGATCGGCCCGTATGCCATGCTGCACGTCATGTTCGCCAAGATGGGCGTGACGGGCGGCGTGCTCACGCCCATCCTGCGCGGCCTGGGCGGCGCCTTCATGTGGGCGGGCCGCGCCGTGCTGTGGCTGGGCCGCGCCCTGATGCTCAACCCGATTGGCCTGGCCGTGACGGCCATCGCCGGCGCCGCTTACCTGATCTACAAATACTGGGAGCCGATCAAGGCATTTTTCAGCGGCATCTGGTCGCACGTCAAGACAGCCTTTACCGGCGGCATCGGCGGCGTCAGCACCCTGATCGCCAACTGGTCGCCGCTGGGCCTGTTCTATCGCGCCTTCGCGGGCGTGCTGGGCTGGTTCGGTGTTGCACTGCCGGCCAGGTTCACCGACTTTGCGGCCAGTATCCGGGGGCGCTTCGCCAAGGGGCTGGCGCCGCTGGCCGGCTTCTTTACTGGCATCTGGTCGCAGATCAAGACCGCCTTTGCCGGCGGCATTGGTGGCGTCAGCGCCCTGGTCGCCAACTGGACACCGCTGGCACTTTTCTATCGCGCCTTCGCGGGCGTGCTGGGCTGGTTCGGCATTACGCTGCCGGCCAAGTTCACCGACTTCGGCGCCAGCATCCTGCAACGCATCACCGCGTCCTGGGCGCCTATTTCCGCCTTCTTCGCCGATATCTGGTCGCGCCTGCGCACCGTCTGTGCGGGCGGCATGGGCAGCATCACTGCCCTGATTATCAACTGGTCGCCGGTCGGCGTGTTTTACCAGGCGTTCGCAGGCGTCATGAGCTGGTTCGGCATCAAGCTGCCGGCGCAGTTCACCGAGTTCGGCGCCAACATCCTGCGCGGCCTGGTCAACGGCATCACCGGTTCCATGGGCGCCGTCAAGGACGCCATCAGCAATGCCGGGTCCAGCACCATTGCCTGGTTCAAGGAAAAGCTGGGCATCCACAGCCCGAGCCGCGTGTTTGCCCAGCTGGGCGACTACACCATGCAAGGCCTGGCCGTAGGCCTGGACCGCAGCGAGGGCGCACCGATTGCCAAGGTATCGGGCCTGGCCCAGCGCCTGACGCAACTGGGCGCCGGCATCGCCATCGGCACGGCCACGGCGTTACCCGCCAGCGCATTCGACACACGCGCGCCGCTGTCACAAGGCGGGGTCGGCGCCGGATTGAGCATTCAGGGAGACAAGATCGAAATCACCTTCCATGTACAGGCCGGCACCGATCCCCAGGCCATCGCCCGCGCGGTGAGCGCGGCGCTCGATCAGCGCGACCGCGAAAAGGCGGCGCGCATCCGCTCTTCCCTGCGCGACCACGATTAAAGAAAGAAAAGCACCATGATGATGATTTTAGGAATGTTCGTGTTCAGCCTTCCCACCTTGGCCTATCACGAGCTGCAGCGGCAAACGGAATGGAAGCACGCCAGCACGGCGCGCGTGGGCCTGCGCGACGCGCACCAGTACGTGGGGCCAGGCGACGACACCATTACCCTGTCCGGCTGGGTGGCGCCGGAGCTGACCGGCTCCCTGTATTCGCTCGATGCACTGCGCATGATGGCCGACACGGGCAAGTCGTGGATTCTGATCCAGGGTACGGGCCGCATACTCGGCTCATACCGCATCACCAGCATGACGGAGGGGCGCACCATCCTCGACGGCAGCGGCGGCGCACGCCGCGTCGAGTTCTCGATTGCGCTCAAGCGCGACGACGACGGCGTGCTGGCCATGGTCGGCCTGGGCGACATCGGCGACCTGAAAAACATGCTCAGCATCGACGGCATGGCCAGCAGCATTGCCGGCGCGGCCAGGAATGCCGTGGGCAGCGTGGTAGGCAATGTGGTCGGCGGCATCACCTCGAAATACGGCGGCGTGGTCAGCGAGATGAAGGACAAGATCGGCGGCAGCATCAGCGGCGCCATCGGTAGCGCGGCGGACAAGTTCAAATGAGCGAGCATATCCCCGCCTTCAAGGTCAGCATCGAGGACAAGGATTTGACGGCCATCGTGTCGCCCCGGCTCATCAATCTGACCTTGACCCTGTGCCGTGGTGACGAGAGCGACCAGCTCGACATTTCCCTGGACGACAGCGACGGCAAGCTGGCCCTGCCGCCGCGCGGCGCGCAGATCGCCCTGGCGCTGGGCTGGCAAGCCACCGGCCTGGTGGACATGGGCAAGTTCACCGTCGACGAGGTCGAGCACAGCGGCGCGCCTGACACCATCACCCTGCGCGCCAGGTCAGCCAACCTGATCGACACGTTCAAACAGCAGCAGGAACACAGCTTTCACAAGACCACCCTGGGCGCCATCATCGAGGCCATCGCCTTTCGCAACGAGCTGGCCTCGGGCGTGTCGGTGCGTCTGCGCGATATCGCCATTGAGCACATCGACCAGACCCATGAAAGCGATGCGGCCTTCCTGCGTCGGCTGGGCAGGAAATACGACGCGGTGGCCACCGTCAAGAACGACACTTTGCTGTTCATCCCCATCAACCAGAGCCGCACCGCCAGCGGCAAGGCGCTGCCCGTCATCCCCATCACGCGCGCCCTGGGCGATGGCCACCGCTACCACAGCGCTGAAAGCGATGCCTACACGGGCGTGCGCGCCTTCTGGCATGACGAGCGCTACGCGCGGCGGCGCAGCGTGGTGGCCGGCGTGCCCGGCAACAGCAAGCGCCTGCGCACGACCTTCGCCAACGAGACGGACGCGCGCGCGGCGGCCGTGGCTGAATGGCAGCGCATCCTGCGCGGCCTGGCCACCTTTGAAATGAGCCTGGCCCTGGGCAACCCGGCCGTGTTCCCGCAATCGCCCGTGACCGTGCAAGGATTCAAGCCCGAGATCGACGCCACCGACTGGCTATCGGTCAAGGTCACGCACAGCCTGGGCGGCAACGGCTTTACCACGCGGGTGGAGTTTGAAACGAAAACGGAAGCGGTCGAGGCCGAACGCGAGGACGAGAAAGACCCGGATGAAGGCATCACGGGCGTGGTGGCGAAGTGGAAGGACGTGGCGGCGAAGAAGAAAAAGGCGGGGCAGGAGCAGGCCGGTGCCATGGGTCAGCTCAAGACGCTGGAGCACACTTACAAGAGCAAGCAGGCCGCGAAGCGGGCGGTGCTACATGCTTGGAAGCGTATCGAAGAAATTCGGGACATCATCCGCGAAAACAGCGAGGAACCCTGGAAACCTACGCAAACAGCAGCAGAAGCAGAAACAAAAGCAGCATAACCGTGCGCCCGACACATCCGCTCAGCGGCTGCTTTCTCCCTATTGTGTTGAAAGTGTCGAGCGGCAACCATTTCGGGATGCCTAGAACCTTCAAGCAGCCGGTGATCGTTCAATAGCGGCGGTTGTGGCCAGTCGAGGCTGACAGGTTTTCTATCTAAACATCAACGTACCGGCGTTTTTCAACATAATATCCCCAAAGCGGACATTGCACTTGCTCTACAGACCCTCGATTTTCGTTGTTCGGTGATCGCTCTCGCAACTCAGCGATACATTCCTTTCATGCACATTCTTTTGTTCGCCATCGACGACCAAAAGCATCGGTTTGGCCGGTGAGGAGTCAACAGACCCTTGGACAAGCTGAAACTTCGTCGGATCCAAGTTGATGACTGTGTTGTCTTTGTATTCTTCTGGGTTAAATCCCGCGTGTAGGTTCGCGTCGCCAAGTGCCAAGACTTTTCCAGTTCCAACACCAAGCTCCAGCGGTGAGTACAAATACACACCGGCAAACGGGTGCCTCTCCTGAGCTATGAAAACGCGCAAAAGGTTGATCAGGCTTTCACTTGGCGTGAAGGCCCAGTGTGTAATGTAGGTCAGCAAATGGAGCTCTTTTCCAATCGAGCCCGAATAGCGCACTGCTTTTTTCATGATCATGCTAGTTATGATTTTTGCGAGGTCGTACGGCTTGTATTTGCCGGGTACTTTGTCGTATCCACCGAACAGTTCTAGCGGGGCGATCTCCATGAGCTCAAGCCATGCCTTGCTCCCATTGGGCAAAGTAATCGTAAAATCGAAATCGTTTTCCGAATTTTGTATTGGTTCAGACATAAACCATTTCATACGGCTTTGCGACATCAAATCGTTCATCGATGAGATAAAGTTGCTGACTATAACTTCTTCAACCGCATTTTTCTCTTTTGGAAAAGCAATCTTTTCGAAGGAGTGGGCAATAATTCCGTCCGGCTGAACTGTCACTTTGTTTGGACCGAGAGTCCCTGTTGGTTTCTTCACCACTCTGATTTCTCCGTTGGTTGGCACTGGATATATTATTCAATGCCTGTTTTACCTAAAGCAGACACCTTGCCCTCCAGTCAGTGAAACAAACTGGGTCAGCGACGCGTATGACTTCTTTTGGCCGGTTGCCGTCGTTGCCAGGCTCCGTCACATTGCAGAAGTTCAGAGACGTTCAATCGTGTAAGCCTCAACTTCGCATCCCCAGCCGCTGAAATGACCGCAACCAAACGACCCTTGGGGCGTACAAACAACCCCAGAAATTCGGACGCGTTTTCCATGCCAGCGCATGAGCATTTCTTGATTCGGCTGGATACTTCCTGCACCAAAGGTAATCCAAACGCTGGATTGATAGTACGGAGGATCTGCCGCTTCCGTGATCTCCCGTCGCTCTGCCTTTGGATAATGGCCGAGAGAGTGATTCTCAAATTCAAACGTCAGCAAACCAACGATTTCGACCGGCTTACCGTCAAGCTCATCTGCGCGGTCGATTACTTCGTTGACAGATAGCACATTTCTCATCATGAGATACCGTCAAATTAAGGGTGTGTGGAACGACCGCTTTTGGCCGGTTTCCGCCGTTGCCAGGTTCTGCCCCAGTGCGGACGTTGGAAGTGAGCCATGACAACGGGGGGGCGCATCTACCCGCTGTTCATTTGGGATTGATTTGATGGCGAATGACTTCGCCATGCTGGCTTACGTAAATGTTCGTCTGGCCGCCAAACTGGCTTTGACACGCACCAACATCCCATCCCTCTGCAGTAAGACAAAGTGAAAAAGCGGGCTTCCAACTTAGGTCATTTTTCAAAGCGTATTCTTTGGCGGCGGCCATTGCGATCAACGGATCGACGAAACCAAGCTGCAGTACAAGATCGCCGGTCTGAGCACTTATTCGAACCACGCATTCGCTCTCCGCATGAACTCGCCATTCCCCCTCATCTAAGGAAATCCAGAATGGTGGGCGCCACTGCCAACCACGGTCATGTGCAGCAATGCGCGCGATTTTAAATGCTTCGAACTCGTCAATATTCATTGTCATCTGCTTTAAGGGAATTCAACGTACAGTTTGGCGCTACCATCATGCATCAGATCGTTATGCGTAGTATGCAGATAAAACAAGTAGCAATTACAATATGCATAAGAAGGTAAATCATTTGCAGACTATTTTTCCTTTTTTCGTCCGCTGCCGGCCACATTAAAAGTCTGCGGCCCAATGATATTGCCCACGAAATTTTGCCCAATCTTGCCGTGGGTTTCAACGTGTGGCGCATTCCCAGCTTGGGATGCCGGGGGCGTTGGCGAGCGCATGCCGCTAATCATCCCGAGTACTCCTGCTTTCCCGCGAACGTCCATATTTCGATAGCCAGTCAACAGTTCATGCTCGTCCGCAGGCAACGCTGACAGCGCATGTTCTCCTGTCAGCAAATACAGCACATCTACTCCAGCCGCAGCAACGGCCGCCAAATAGTCAGAATCTGGCGTTCGGGAGCCGTTTTCATAGTTGAACTGGGCCCCCTTTTTTACCCCACCAAGGGCAGCGAACTCGTCCTGATTGAGGCCGAGGCGCTTCCGTTCTTCCTTGAGACGATCAAAAAAATACTTCATTTGAGTACAAATACCTTTCCAAATCACTCAAATGAGTGATATATTTACGCCATTCCGTAGCGATTACAGATCATAACATTATGAATAATTTGTCAAAAGTCGGACGCATTACCAAAGGCGTCACCTCCCAGCCGCTTGGCGTTCGTCTGGCTCCTGACGAGGTAAAAGAAATCGAAACTCTTGCCGCCGCTCAACAGCGGTCGCGCGCATGGCTCCTTCGCCTCCTGATCCTGCGCGGCCTTGCCGACTACAAGCGCGAACTCGCATCCAAATCCACCCACTAAGGACAACGTCATGTACCCCGATGCAAAACGTATCCGCAGCCACCGCGTCATGCTGCGCCTGGACGATTACGAGCACCAGCTTGTTTCCTCAATCGCCAACTACCAGGGCGAAGAGCTTGCTGTGCTGGTGCGCCAGATCGTGATGCGTGAAGCCTTGGCCGTGATCGCCTTGGATGACGCCACTATCGACAGCGTACAGCGTCGCAGCGTTTAAACCGAGTCACTTTTGAGCAACTCTAAAGTTACAGAAAATGCCAGACCATCAAATTAACCTCAATGACGAAGAGCGCGCGGTGCTGGAACTCGTGCGCCAGCGCCAGGGGCTGGCAAGTATCGAGCAGGCGGCCGAATGGCTCGTCAAGTCGCGCTTACGCAAGCAGTCGAAAAACATGACAGGTCGCGGTCGCGCCCTGTACCAAGTGGAAAGAAAGCTGAAATGAGAGTCATCGGCCTGCCCTGCCCGCATTGCGAATACACCGTCCGCGCCGTCAAGAGCCGCACGATGTCCGCCATGTTCAAGGAAATCACCTACATGTGCCAGAACCCCGAATGCGGGCACTCCTTCGTGGCAGGCCTGGAAGTACTGCGCACCCTTTCGCTGTCCGCCATGCCCAAGCCGGATATACGCATCCCGATGTCCCAGCATGCGCGTACGGCAGCCACCAGCCAGCTGGCCCTGGACCTGACTGCGGGCTGCTGATGACTATCCCGACCCTCGCGCCGCCGTAACCCGGCCGCAGTAACTCCCCTCTTTTGCTGTGCCCTGCAGCGCTCCCTTTTGAGCGTGCGGGATTCGTTCAACCTGAAATAAGGAAAACCAATGGAAAACACGCTGCACGCCGCCAGTCATGCCGACAAATCCCCTGCATCGGCCACGCGCCGCCCGGCCCTGCAAAAATGCGTCGTGCCTGTGGCGCCGACCTGCTTCCTGCTGCACGCCAACGCTGGCACCAGCGTCAAGGAACTTTCCGCCTATATCCGCGAGATTGCCAAGACCTACCACGCCTACGGCGCGGCCAATATCACCTTCATCATCAGCGACCTGCATGCGCTGCAGCTTGGCGGCTTCTTCATGCCGGACAACCAGCGCGCCATGGTCGGCGAGCTGCCCATTGTGTTGTGCTACATGTTCGCCAGCGAAGCCGGCGTCGTCTACTCCAGCAACAACTCGTTGCGCACGCTGACCTACTGGGCCAAGTACTTCGCCAAGGAATGGGCACGCTGATGCAGCGTCTGGCCAAGACCTGCGGCATCTGGCTGCTGTCGCTCCTGATCGTCATTGCCCCTGGCGTGCTGCGGGCCATTGGCTTCATCAAGGACTGAACCATGCCGGCGTCCCTTATCGACAATCACCTGTCGTTCCAGCCTGCCGCCGAGATTCTGGCAGCGCGTGACAAGGACATGCCGACGCCACCAGGCGCCGGGCATGCGCTGGCCGCCATTGCCGAAGCCAAGGCCCAGCTGCGCAGCATCAAGCCGCGCAACCTGGCGCCCTTCATGGCCCAGGCCTGGGGATTGTCGCCGCGCGGCGCGCGCCGTTCCGTGCTGATTGCCGCCGGCCTGGACGCCGACCGCTGGGAATCGCCCATCCACTCCTTTACCGAGGAAGAGCGCATCGAGCTGCGCGCCGCCACCTCTGCCGCTATCCGTGTGTACGAAAGACTGTTGAATGCAATCTAAACAAATCCTGCTGCCGGCCCCGCAGCGTCACGAAGCCTTCTTGCGATCCGCCCAGTTCGCGCCCGAGCTGGCCCGCATCCCCTACAAATGGCGCAACCGTGTCATCACGGCCGCCCTGGCCAAGATGGCTTGGTCGTCTTGGTACAAAGTCTATGAATCCGTCGCCACCGGCTTTGTGCGCGAGTTCGCCGACCTGTACGTGCCGGCCGGCGTCGACCTGTCGCAAAGCGACGCCGACATCGTGGCCACCGCTGAACGCGCGGCGGCCGGCGTGACCAAAATGCTGTGGATGGCCGTGTCCGACACGCACGCCCTGCAGATCATGGAAGACGAATGCGCCTCGTATGGCATCGAGCTGCCGGAATTCGACGATCAAGCCGACATCATCGCCCGTCTGGTGGATGCACGCTGGTGGCGCCGCCAGTTGCGCAAGCGCGTCAAGCGCGCCTTCGAAGCCGGCAATATCCGCCTGGGCTACGTGAACTATCGCGGCGAACCCTATGCCAGCAACGACGCCGTGCTGTCGCGCCTGGCGCAAAACCGGCGAAACGCGGCAGCGCTGGCCGCCACGCTGGTGCAGAACGAGAATGGCCAGCAATTCAGCATCGCCGAGCTGGCCGAGAAGACGACCGCCAACAAAGCCATCCGGCGCGGCGAACTGATGTTGCGCATCAACGGCTTTGAGCAGATCGCCCGCGAGTGCGGCGACCAGGGCATTTTCATCACATGGACGTGCCCATCACGCTTTCACGCCATGCAGCACAGCGGCAAGCCCAACGACAAGTTCGACGGCTCCACGCCGCGCGAGGCCAATGCGTACTTGGGCAAGATGACATCGCTGTGCCGCTCCGCTCTGGCGCGCCGGGGCATTGGTTTGTACGGCTTTCGCATCGCCGAGCCACATCACGATGGCTGCCCGCATTGGCATCTGCTGCTGTTCGTGCGCCCCACCGCGAAATACAAGACGGCCCACCTGCAGGACGTGGCGGGCCGCGCCATCCGCATCATGAAGCGCTACGCCTGGCGCGTGGACCGTGGCGAACCGGGCGCCTTCGCGCGCCGCCTGGACGTCAAACGCATCGACTGGGCCAAGGGCAGCGCCGCCGGCTACATCGCCAAGTACGTGGCCAAGAACATCGACGGCGTGGCCGACCACAAGACGAAAGAAGGCTATGTCGTCACGGCCGATACCGAAGGCGATGTCGAGCTGACGCCATCGGCGCGCGTCGAATCCTGGGCCGCGTGCTGGGGCATCCGTCAATTCCAGCAATGGGGCGGCGCGCCCGTCACCGTCTGGCGCGAACTGCGCCGCATCGAGGAAAGCATGCTCAACGAAGCCCCGGCCGCCATGCGCCGTGCCTGGGACGCCGTGCAAAAGATCGACGGCGAAAAGCGCGCCTGCTGGGCCGAATACCTGCGCGCCCAGGGCGGCGCCCTGGTGCCGCGCAAGGAACTGGTCGTCACCCTGGCCAAGGACGAAAAAACCGTCATCGGGCGCTATGGCGAAACGCAACGCATCACGCCCTACGGCGTGCGCTGCAGCGATCTGATTGGCGTGGTCTTCAAGTCCGTGCGCCATACGTGGACGCCGGTACAGGCCACAGGCGGGCGCGGGGTGGCTGTTGGGGTTGCCGTTCCTCGGACTCGTGTAAATAACTGTACGCACCCCGTCGACGTAATTCCAACCACGCCCATTTCTGCGCCCCCATTCGTCTATAGCGACATCGACCAGAACGCGATTTTGTGTTCCTGGGCGCACAACCAGGCCTGTCCGTTCCCCCGAATACACGGAGACGAACAAAAAATCGCACTGATCCACGAAATGGCCGCAATAGGAGCGTGTCCATTCCCGCAAGTGATTGCCACAGACACAACACCAATGAAAGGAAATGGCACGTGAGCACCTATGCCGTGATCGTTCGCACGCAAACAGAACGCTTTGAATACGCCGCGATTGCCGCTTCCAGCGGCGACGCGATCCAGGCCGCCCTCGACCACTTCGGCGTGTGCGGCGTTACCGCCAAACTGAAAGGAGCACCGCAATGCTGAACACCCTGACCGATTCACCGCGGCAAATCGCCCCGGGCGACCGCGTGACATTTGATACCGATGAAGGCTACCAGGCCGGCACCGTCAATGACCTGCGCCGCGACGTGGGCAATGGCGAGCTGCATGCCTGGGTCGAGCTGGACCACCAGTGGCCCGGCATGTTCCGCGCCGTGCCACTGACGGCAATTATCCCCGTGCTGATTTAGGGACATGGTATGGCAGACCAGATCGCAACAAATGCCACCTTCCTGTCGATGGACGATATTTGCGCCCTGACCGGCAGGAAGATGAAAACGAAGCAAATTGAGGCGCTGCGGAAGATGGGCCTACCCTTTTGGGTAAATGCCATCGGGCGACCGGTTGTCACGGTCGCCGCAGTTGAGGGACGCAAAGAAGCGCCACGGGAAAAAACATGGGTAATGCCAAGGATCAATAAAAATGGGCCGACGAAACACACGTAATTTGAACATGCCGCCGAACATGCACCCGCGCACCCAGCGCAGCGGCAGGGTGTATTACTACATGTACACGAAGGACAAGCCGCGCAAAGAAATCCCGCTTGGGCCCGACTTCATCTTGGCCTTGAAAAAATATGCTGAGCTAAACATCGTAGTGGAGCTCACCGCTAACGCGACGTTCTCAGATGTCGAAACGCGCTACCTGGTTGAAGCGGTTCCAAAACTTGCCGCCAGTTCGGCGCGCATGTACCGGTCTGACATCAAGCACCTTTTGGCAGCCTTTGCCGGGGCGCCGCTGGACCAGATCAAGCCTATGCACATTCGACAGTTCCTCAACGACCACGCTGACAAGCCGACCACCGCCAACCGTTGCAAACGGGTATTTTCTACCATGTGGAACCATGCGCGAGGCTGGGGCTACACGAGCCTGCCAAGCCCTTGCGAGGGCATCCAGGGGCATTCACTGGCAAAGCGTACCGTCTACATTACGGATGCAGTATTTTCCGCCGTGCGCATGCATGGCAGCGAGCCGCTACGGGATGCGATGGACTTGGCCTACCTAACCGGTCAGCGTCCAGCGGATGCGCTGCGCATGACTGAACAAGACATCATCGATGGGCACCTGATCATTACGCAGGAAAAAACCAAGCAGCCGCTCCGTATCACCATCACCGGAGAGCTGGCCAAGCTGATGGATCGCATTCGGGCACGCAAAGCAACGCACAAGATCTTGACGGGCGCACTACTGACCAATATTCACGGCAAACGTCTGACCGCACCAGCGCTTCGCACGCACTTTGACGCGGCAAAAAAGCGGGCGGCGGAAAACGTACCGGAACTGGCACAGGACATCATGGCATTTTGGTTTTACGACCTGCGCGCGAAGGCGGCCGATGATACTTCGGATGATCGTGGCGACCAAGCGGCCAGCGATCTTTTGGGACACGACAGCGTGAAGACAACCCAGCGGCACTATCTGCGACGAGGCAAGATTGTTGCGCCAACAAGGTAGCATTGAAAAAACTTTGCAGATTAGCAAAAAAAGCTAGCTTGACATTTCGCATCCAAAAGCAAATACTACTGACTATCCTTGTCGCAAGACAACGCACTGAGCAACTCCTATACCTCCCCAATCAGTGGGAGGTGACGGTCGAGGACCTACCCTCTGAGGAAACTCAGGGGGTGGATAGGTCGTTATGCTTTTGGCCTCTTCTTCCCTCGCTGTGCAGCTAATGCTCGCCCATCCTCTTCTCTTAGCGGTTTTATGTGATCAAGTGCCTTACAGGCATATGGATAATTGCTTTGTTTGAAGCTACCATTTTCACCTTGTAGATTCTTACGGATTTTGGCCGTAATCACCGTATTCAAGATAAGAAGCAACTCGCGATCCTCTGACGCCAACGCTACACGGCCGTAATAGTCGAGCAGTCGCATGCATTGGTCACATCCCGGTGACTCAATGTCCCACTGAGTAATTTGATTCACACCTTCAAGAAAAAAAGTTCGCATAGACGCTTGGTTCGTCTGAGACTGTTGTTGGTCAAAAAACTGCCTCTGCTGGTACTGTTGTTGGTCAAAAAACTGTCGTTGCTGATTGGCTTGATGAAACGTAAAAAAAATCACAACGAGCAAGGAAAGTGAGCCGGCGAATGCGGCCATGTGCCCACCAAAAAAGTCTCCCATTTGTCCTAATCCGCCCAGGGACAACACATCAATATTGAAGAATTTGAAATCTAAGTTCTGCCAAGCTAGGAAAGAAAAATTTAATAGTGGTACTAAAGCTAAAAGCGCCATAGGAGCTAGGACAAACATCATCCAGGCAGGAGTATTGTCAAAGTAGCTATATTTGGTAGTTTGTGTTGACAT